TTTATTTCTGCAACAGGTGGCACAATCACAACTTCAGGTAACTTTAAAATACATAGTTTTACAGGAGATGATACTTTTGTTGTATCTACAGTGGGTAACATTTTAACTGTGCCTACAGGAGGGCCAGCAAATGTAGATTATTTAGTAGTTGCTGGAGGAGGAGCAGGTCCAGGAGGAGGTGCTGGAGGTTTTAGATTAGGAGCAGTTAGCCCACCAGCTCCACCTTTAGCTGTTCCTGGAGGTTTAACAATAACAGCAACAACTTATCCTATTACAGTGGGAGGAGGAGCAGCAGCAAGTTATGGAACAAGTGGAAGTCCTTCTATATTTTCAACTATTACTTCAGCAGGTGGTGCAAGAGGTTTTGGATATAGAGGCGGTCCTTTGACACCAGCTTCATCACAAGGTGGAGATGGAGGCTCAGGAGGAGGTGGAGGACATTTTGATAATCCTAACGCTGGCTCTCCAGGAGGAGCTGGAAATACTCCACCTACAAGTCCTTCACAAGGAAATCCAGGTGGAAATGCAGGTGGTGTTTATTCAGCAGGAGGTGGTGGAGGTGCTGCTACAGCTGGTTCAAATGGTGATACAGGACCTAGTGCTGGTAGAAATGGAGTGCCAGGTGGAGCTGGTTCACCTGTAACATCCATTTTTGGTGCTGCTCCACAACCTTTTTATCCTGTCCCAGGTCCAGGTGCTGGATATTTTTCAGGAGGAGCAGGAGGTCCAGGATATTCTTTTAGTGATCCAAAAACTGGTGGTAATGGTGGTATAGGTGGAGGAGGTTATGGTAACGGCGCTTCAGGAGGAGCTAGTATACCAAATCCAAATGGACCTGCAGCAGGTACAACAAATTCAGGAGGTGGAGCAGGAACTGATGCTGTTGGAGCTGGTAAAGGTATTGTATTAATAAGATACAAATTTCAATAAAAAAGAAAGTAAATAAATTATGACCACAATTACAAATTTAGTTGTAGAACAAGGCGCAACATTTTCATCAAACGTTACAGTTACAAATGACGATGGTACTGTATTTGATCTTACAGGTCATAACTCTTTTGGACAAATGACAAAAGGTTTTGATACTTCAAACGCAAGAACAACTTTTACAACAAGTAATGCCAATTCAACTGGCATAATCACCATAAGCCTTACAGCAATACAAACAGCGGCACTTGACGAGGGACGATATTTATATGACGTTGTAATTGTAAAGACTGCTGATAGTACAGTTACAAGAGTGGCAGAGGGTATTGTAACTGTAAACTCACGTGTGACAGCAAATTACTAATATTATCTTTAAAATTATATTATTAAACTTTAAAAAAAAGCTATTATTATATAAAAACCGTTGCTATTAATTAGTATTATAAATATATCATAGATAAAAAAGAATAGAAATGGCCAATCCTAATACAAGAGAAACATTAAAACAATATGCTTTACGTAAGCTAGGAAAACCAGTTATTGAGATAAACGTTGATGATCAACAGTTAGAAGATCGATTAGATGAAAGTTTACAATTTTATGCTCAGTATCACTATGATGGTATACGTAGAACTTACTTAAAGTATAAATTAACTTCCGCTGATAAAACAAGATTAAAGGCATCCACACCTGTAACTGAAACAGCAACAGATATTGAAGATAATACAATTTCAACCACATTTTTTGAAGCAAACAATTTTTTAGTAATACCAGAAACAGTTATTTCTGTAATTAATATATTTCCATTTACAGATAAAGCTAATTTAAATATGTTTGATATAAGGTATCAATTACGTTTAAATGACCTATATGATTTTGCTTCTACATCAATTATAAATTATGACATGGTGTTAAGACATCTGGACTTTTTAGATCAGATACTTGTAGGTATGAAACCAATACGATTTAATCAACACGATAATCGACTCTATGTAGATATGGATTGGGCAAATGATTTAGAAGTAGATGAATATTTAATTATTGAGTGTTATCGTAAATTAGACCCTACAACTTTTACAAATGTGTTTAATGACCTTTGGTTAAAACGATACACAACGGCACTTTTTAAAAAACAATGGGGTCAAAACCTTTCAAAATTTGATGGCGTAACAATGATTGGTAATGTTACACTTAACGGTGCAAAAATATATCAAGAGGCAGTAACAGACATAGAGATATTAGAAAAAGAGATCAGAGACTCTTATGAAATTGACCCAACATTCATGATAGGGTAATGTATGCCAGTAAACCACTACTTTCAGTCAGGTGAGGGTTTAGGAAATAAATCTGAACAAAGATTATACGAAGATTTAATCATAGAAGGCCTACGTATCTATGGCCACATGATTTATTATTTACCAAGAACAATCGTTAATAAAGATTTAATATTAGGCGAAGATGTAGCAAGTAGATTTCGTAGTGCTTTTCCTATTGAAGCATATTTTGAAACAACTGAGGGCTTTGCTGGTCAACAAGAATTAATTAATAAGTTTGGTTTAGAAATACGTGAAGATACTACATTCATGATTTCAAAAAGAAGATTTGATTTGTTAGTAGATTCTAAAACAACATTAATTAAAGAAGGCCGTCCTAATGAAGGCGATATAATTTATATGCCTTTAATGAACAGTTTTTTTGAAATACAATTTGTAGAAGATCAACAACCATTTTTTCAATTAGGCAATTTACCAGTTTACAAATTAAAAGTTACAAGATTTGAGTACAGTTCAGAAGAAATATCAACTGGTGTTGATGAAATAGATGAAGCAGAAGATACTTATACATTAAGTCAAACTGAACATCAAATTGCTTTAGAATCTGAAGATGGTTCTTTATTATTAGAAAACGATAGTATTGATGGAGAACTTCAATATTTCTTATTAGAAACTTATAACATACAGACACAGTCTAAGTTTGCCGCAAATAAAGATTTAGATGAAGAAGCTGGATTTGATACAGCCTCTACAGCAGATGATATATTAGATTTTTCTGAAGCTAATCCATTTGGTGATCCAGGAGATTATTCATAATGTTTAATAGATATTTTTATAATGAAGGCTTACGTAAACTAACTATTGGTTTTGGCACAATTTTTAACAATGTGCAAGTTAAAAAAATGTCAAGTGCTGGTGACAGTACAATTCAAAGTGTAAGAGTGCCTTTAGCTTATGGCCCTAAAGAAAAATTTTTAGTAAGATTAGATCAACAAGCCAACTTAGACAGTCGAGAGTTTGCCGTTGTATTACCACGTATGAGTTTTGAAATAACTGGCATTAATTATGATGCTGCTAGAAAATTAACAAGAGTTCAAAAATATAAAACTGTAAAAACAGGTTCAAACAGTATATTAAATATAAACTATACACCTGTGCCTTACAATATAAATTATAATTTAAATGTGTTTACCGCCACAGCTGAAAATGGTTTACAAATAGTAGAGCAAATATTACCTTTTTTTCAACCCGATTATACAATTACATTAAATGTTTTACCTGATATGAATATAAAAAGAGATGTGCCTATTATATTAAATAATGTGACTTATGAAGACACTTATAACGGTGATTTTACAACACGTAGATCAGTCATTTACACATTGAGTTTTACCGCTAAAACATATTTGTATGGCCCAGCATCTACACAAAAAGTTATACGTACAGTACAATCAGATATTTACACAGATGTTGACTTAACAAATAAAGCAAGAGAAGAAAGAATTACTGTGGTGCCAAACCCAACAAGTGCTGATGCTGATGATGATTTTGGTTTTACAACAACTATTGAGTTTTTTGATAATAGTAAAAACTATAACCCTTCAACTGATACAGATGAGTAAATATATTAATTAGGCATATTCTAATTAATGTAAAAATTGAAATAAAATATAATGATATAGATAAATAGATATATGACAAAACTTGATGATAAAGTAAATGAAATATTAGGTATTGAATCTGTAAAAAAACCAGCATTAGAAACAATTATTAAATCAGATAATCTACCGGTATCAAGTATTAAAGATACAAATAAACCTGATGTTGATAGTGATTATGAATATAGTAGAGAAAATTATTATAATCTAATTGAAAAAGGCCAAGAAGCCATTGACGGCATATTAGAAATTGCTAAAGAAGGCCAACACCCTAGAGCTTACGAAGTGGCTGGCCAATTAATTGCAAGTGTGGCAGGCACCGTAGATAAACTACAAGATTTACAAAAAAAATTAAAAGAATTAAAAAATCTACCTAAAACAGCTTCACCTCAAATTAAAAATGCTTTATTTGTAGGTTCAACAAAAGAATTACAACAAATATTAAAACAAAATGAAAATACTAAAAGCGAAAAAAAAGTATTTGAACAAACAGATATTTCCGATAAGTGATTTAACTTACATTAAAACAATGACGCCATTAAAAGAATTATTAAATGGTGAAGATATGAACGAGCCAATAAAAGTTATTAAACACAAAGTATCAGATACATCAAGAATGGGTGCTGCTGGTCATGCTTACGTTGAAAAATTATATAGTGTGCATCAAGGCAGTCAAAGAATACAAGCTGCTGTGCAATTAGGATATACACACATAGAAGGAATAATAATTAATGAATGAAAAGAGTTTTGTTTATCTAGGTAATCCAAATCTTAAAAAGGTAAATGTAGCTGTAGAGTTTACAGAGAAACAGATACAAGAGTTTGATAAATGTTCAAAAGACCCTTTATATTTTATACAAAACTATGTAAAGATTGTTTCTTTAGATGAAGGCTTAGTGCCTTTTAATTTATATGATTTTCAAAAAGAAATGGTTGGCACTATGCACAATAATCGTTTTACTATTTGTAAATTGCCAAGACAATCAGGTAAATCAACTACAATAGTTTCTTATCTATTATATTATGCTTTATTTAATCCAAATTGTAATATTGCTATATTAGCAAATAAATCATCTACAGCTAGAGATATATTAGGTCGTTTACAACTAGCATATGAAAATATACCAAAGTTTTTACAACAAGGTGTTTTAAACTGGAATAAAGGTAGTATAGAATTAGAAAATGGTAGTAAGATTGTGGCCGCCGCTACATCTTCAAGTGCTATAC